GGATGTCGATGAGTTGACAGACAAAGAGTTACTCGACCTGCTCATTGGCGAAGAAAGGGTGTTACATTAATGCTTGACATTCCAGCAACAATATCGTATGTTGAGATAGTAATCATGGTGGGTGTGTGGTTGAACACATCCATCAACATCTATAACCTAATGAAGGCACGGCATGACAGAGGATAAAGATAAAGAAAAAGAATACGAATCACTACGCAAGTGGCTGTATGGCAACGAGTTGTCGCACCGCCAGACCATTGACTTCCTTGACAAGCGGCCAGAGTTTAAGGCGTGGCTCAAGGAATACTTTATTAAAACATATACAGGAAGGGGCTAACATGGCTCGCTATGAAGTAACATTTGTGATTGACACAGACATGAAAGACGTAGGACAACAACCTTGGTGGCCGATTATTGGCGAAGACCCAATGCCGATTGAGTGGCTTGAGTATATCGTAGTGCGTGACCTATCCGAAGACGAGTATGTCTTGGACGTAGAGTTCGAGAAGGACACAATCAACATAGTTGACATGACATACGATGCACTGACACAAGAACCACAGAAAGTTAAACTAGAACTAGTAGTAGACAACGAGGAAAATAATGAGCAATAAACACACACGAATGTTTAAGCCTTGGTATGAGGATAACATCCTAAGTATCTGGGAAACAAAGACTAATAGCCGTGGACGTAAGGAACGGGTGAAGGTCAAGACCAATCGTGCCACAGTGCATGACCGCCTTGGTAAAGAGTGGGAGCGTGAACAAATTTGGAATGATGGGTATTGATATGGATTTATTTGTAACACCAATCATGTGTCTTGCGTTGACAGTATATCACGAGGCACGTAACCAAAGCACAGTCGGACAGTTGGCTGTCGCACAGGTAGTAATGAACCGCATGATGGATGACCGCTTCCCTGATGATGTCTGTGGCGTAGTAACACAGGGCATACACTGGCAGAGCAAGCCAGCCCGCAATCGTTGTCAGTTTAGTTTCTACTGCGATGGGTTGTCTGATGAGCCACGTAATGCAGAAGCGTTTGCAACGTCTATTGAGATTGCAAAGGCGGCACTTGATGGCTACGCAGTTGGATTGCTTGAAGGTGCAACACACTACCACGCAGATTATGTCTGGCCTTCTTGGGCTGAGCATCACACACGAGTAGTAATGATTGACGAACACATTTTTTACAGGTGGGATTAACTACATGAAACTTATTGGTATTATTATATTTTTATTACTTTATCTAAGCATATTTACTGGAGCATAGAATGACTAAGAACCTATGGGAAAAAGATAAGCGGCAGTTGTTCAGGGAATTGTATCACCAATACCTCGACGAAGGATACAACCAGAAGGAAGCAAAGAAGATGGCACGTGAAGAAGCAGACGAGATGTATACAGAGAACGTGACCTTTGCCTTTGGCATTTCAGAGAGTGAGTTTGAGGAATGAAGCAGTTGTCCCTACGTAAACTAAAGAAGATGCCTGAGTTTCATGGCAGGTTGTTTACTGATAACGATGACGCAATGACATGGCTTGACCGCATACGTTCTAAGATGGGCAGTGCCTATGAGTATGACAGTCGTCCCTGGAAGGCAGAGGATAACACATACTTGACACTGGCATACCTACACAGGAGTGAATGACATGACAGATGACGAGAAGAAAGAACGAGATGAACGCCGCAGGAAACAAACACTGAGGCGAACAAAAGAATGGTATGAAAAAAAACGCTTGACATTAGGCAGGGCATGGAGTAGGTTTCATCCAATGGAGCTTGACCCTGACAACAGGACATGGTATTATGATAGCTATGGTGCTAAGCGTGACAAGCAGACCGAAAGGATTATTGACGATGAGTAAACAAACAAAGAAGCAGAAGATGCGTAGCATTAGACGCAGAGCAATCACAGTTCAGAACAAGTCTACGTCTAAGAAGACTATGGCTGAAGCAATCAAAGAGGTTTCAAATGTATCAAATGATGTATAAGTCTACGGGATGTTCACCAGCCTTCATGGAGAAGGTGCGAGACAAGGAAGAGTTCCTTCGCTTTCGTGCCTTGCTTGCGGAGAGCATGAACTTCCAGACACAGATGGTTAATGGCAAGCTCTTTATCTACGATAAGGGCAAAGAGTTCGGGGTATATTATGCAGATGACAAATGATTCGAAAGTTATAAGCAGGGGTGAGTGCGGTTCATGCGGCTCATCCGATGGCAACATCCACTACGATGATGGTCATGCCTACTGCTTTGTTTGCGAGAAGTTTACACCATCACCTAATCAAGAAGGACACACATCAATGCAGAACACAGTGCCTACAATACCTACACCACAGAATACACAGGTTGCACGTCTATCACAGGGGCAGTTCGCTGCCATCCCTGACCGCAACATCAGCCTCGAAGCGGCTCGTGCATATGGTATCACACAGACAGAAGGCAAGCACATCTACCCATACTACGACATGAACGGCACACACGTTGCCAACAAGGTTCGTCACGTAGCCAACAAAGAGTTCCACGCAGAGGGAGCAATGACACAAGGCACACTGTTCGGACAGCAGTTGTTTGGTCAGGCTGGTAAGTTCATCACCGTCTGTGAGGGTGAGCTTGATGCAGTGTCTGCCTATCAGATGATGGGTAGCAAGTGGCCTGTTGTGTCGGTTCGTAATGGCGCACAGTCAGCCATCAAGGATTGCAAGGCACAGCTACAGTGGCTCAACAAGTTCGACAACATCGTGCTATGCTTTGACAACGACGAGCATGGCAAGGCGGCGGCGTCACAGGTTGCACAGTTGTTTGAGCCTAACAAGTGTAAGGTAATGAAGCTACGTGGCAAGGATGCTAACGAGTATCTCAAGCACGGCAGAGCAGAGGACTTCATCCGATTGTTCTGGGAAGCACAGCCATACACACCAGCAGGTATCGTAAACCTCAAGGACTTCGATGGTCTATATGATACGGACGACAAGGTGTCTGTGCCTTACCCTTACGAAGGATTGAACGACATGCTGTATGGTATGCGAACAGGTGAGTTGATTACATTCACAGCAGGCACTGGTGCTGGTAAGTCTAGCATCATGCGAGAGCTTGAGCATCACCTACTCAACAACACCGAACACAACATCGGCATCATCAGCCTTGAAGAAAGTGTCAAGCAAACCATCTTCCACCTCATGTCTGTAGAAGCAAGCAAGCGTCTATACATTGAGGAGGTGCGTAAGACTGTATCACAAGAGCAACTCAAGCTATACGAGGAAGCCACTGTAGGCACGGGACGTGTGTTTGCATTCGACCACTTCGGTTCCATTGAGACTGACGAAATCTTATCCAAGATTCGCTACATGATTAAGGCTTTGGACTGCAAGTATATTATCCTTGACCACTTGTCTATCCTTGTGTCTGGCCTTGAGGGTGACGACGAACGCCGCAACATCGACAAGATGATGACCAAGCTACGTTCACTTGTGGAAGAGACGCAGTGCTGTGTCCTTCTTGTGTCTCACTTACGCCGTGCATCAGGTGACAAGGGGCAGGAGCAAGGCACACAGATTAGCCTGTCTATGCTTCGTGGCTCACACAGTATCGCACAGATTAGTGACGCTGTGATTGCAATGGAGCGTGACCAACAGGCAACCGACCCTATCGTAGCCAACACCACAACAGTGCGTGTTCTTAAGAATCGCTATGCTGGTGAGACAGGCATTGGTGCATTCCTGTTGTATGACCGTGACACTGGACGCATGACAGAGATTAACGACCCTAATGCAGAGGACTTCGACACAGTAGAGGCAGGAGATTATTTATAATGACAGAACAGTTGGATTTATTTCCAAAAGAATTGGAAAGGATATATCGTAGCGGTGATTGTTATGACTTATCCCAGCCTCTTTTTGAAATGCCTCTTTTAGATAACCCAAACCAAAGCCAGCGCAACGTGGCCGCTAGAATAGAATACTTGAAGTCTTTGCCTAAAGAAAGGTTCTTTATATTTTCTAATCTTAATGGATTTCCTTACGTCTATGACAGGGAGAAAAAAAAGAAGCTAAGAACCAATGACACACAACGTGTCTATTCAACGGTTAATATAAATGGAAAGGCAATGTATATACATACTCTTGCAGCTATGTTCTTTATGGTAAACGATATGCCTGACAAAAAAACACAGGTTGACCATTTGAATAAAGACAAGTATGATTACAGGCTTAAAAATCTTCAGTGGGTTTCTGCTGGAGAGAACATGAAGAGAGCAATGAACAGGGGTGAATAAAATGAATCAGCTTAAACCAATCGTAGGTAGCGTAAACATTCCTTTCTCACGAGAGAGGTATGAACGCTCAGACAACAAGGCTAAGCAGTGGGTGGTTGATTACTTATCCACACAAGGACATACAATCTTAGATACAGATGAAGATTTTTCAGTTGACAT